TACTTCTATACTCAAATCTGTTTTTAGTTTTTTTGTTTCTACTTCTGTGTTTTCTTTTTCTGAAATTTTTATTTAATTTTTTTATCATGTCCCATCTTTCTTTTGTTTTTCTCCGCAGTTCATCTCTATGCGCTTTGAAGCTTTCTTTGTGTAGCTCCATTCGCTGTCTGAATTCTCGGTCTATGCTTGCTGTTAATTGGTTCATATAAAAGAAGAAACAAGGGACTCTGCCCAGTTTGCTGTTTTTCTCGATTTAACTGCTACATTCGTTAAAATCGCTATGAGCGTATTTCATAAGGGGTTTCCCTCTTCTAAGGTACGTTTCACCCTCGGGTAGTTACTCTATCATCCTTTCGGAATTTTGCGCTCGCCAGCGCCTTGTCCCTTGTGGTGTGGAGTTTACTAAATTAGTTTTTAGGATGTCAAGTTTTTTTTGTGAAGTCTAAGACTTTATCGAAGTAGGGGCTTATGGTGATTTGGAAAGGGGCTATCTTGTCCGCGTCTTCGCGGGGGAATGGGTCTAGTCCTTCTTTTCGGCAGAATCGGGTCATGAGTTCTGAGCAGAATTGTTTGGTCCTGTCTCCTCCTGGGACTACTCTAATAAATCCCAGGATTCCTTTCCAGTCGTATTTTTGGTAACGCGCTTCTTTATTGAACCATTCCATTCCTGCTTCAAAATTGAATGGTTGGTTTGGTCTATAAACGCCTACAAGGTTTTGTGTTTCTATCTTGTAGACGTTTACTCCGGCTGTCCTGGCGGCTATTGCGAGTTCATCTCCGGCATAAACTTCAACGTGGGTGATACTGTGCCAGGTTTTAAAGCTGATGAGCCATCCGAAGAAGCTCCTGGTGTTGTAAACTAAGACGTCTCCTGGCCGGAGTTGTCGGATCAGTTCCTGGTAGGTCATTTAAGTCCCTGGGCGTCCCTGATGGCGTAAAGCCCAAAAGCGGCTAAAACTTCATATACCCATGTCGGAACTACGATCGGGTGTCCTAAAGCTGCAGAAACTGGCTGGATTGCTCCAAGAATGGCTGCTATAATCGCTGCCCATACTGCTTTTGACTTCCATTTGCTTTTTGAATCCATTGGAAAAACCTCCTTACTGATTTGTTTTGCTTTGATCTTTACTGCTGTCATGGCTATGGAGTGGTGGATTTTGTTGTTCGAGTAAATTCCGCGAATGATCCACTCTATGGCTTTTGCTTTTATTGACATATCCGGTTGCTGAGAACCTCCAGCGAATTTTTATTAATATCTTTTTCGGCAGGAGGTCCCAGATTGTCATTTAAATGAGATTTCGCGTATACAGACTACGCGGTTCTTATCATAACATTGATCAGATTTTCCTCTGCAGATGGGTTCGCTAAATCCCAATGAGATCGTTTTAAGTCTTCCGGCTCTAATACCATTCTTGACCAAAACTTGCTTTACTTGTTCTGCGCGGGCTAATCCAAGAGCATAGTTGTACTCCTCGGTTCCTCTTTCATCCGCTCGTCCTTCTATCAATACGGTAGTCATCATGTTGTCTTTAAGGGTATTTATTGACTCATTAATGATTGGGATGGCCTTTGGGGATACCGAGTATTTGTCAAATTCAAACGGAATGTTCTCAAATTCTAGTTTGTCATCGTGAATCACTTGCTGGGATCGCACAGGTTGAACGTATTCGACCGAGTTGATGGTTTTAATGACCTCTTTTTCCTTTTCGATAACGATTGGGTTATCTTCTAAGTTTTTGATGATTTCCTTCTGTCCATTAATGATGTCCTGTTGTTGGGCAATGGTTGATTTAAGTTCGTTGATTTGTTTTTTGTTTTTTTTGGTGTTAACACATCCAACAAAAAGCAGGCATAACGACATTACTACTATTTTTTTCTTCATACATTTCCTCCTGTTAGTTTTAGGTACGTCTCTATCACTTTCTCAGCATAGTGTGGATCGGTGGCATATCCTGCCCTTGCGATCTCCTTAATTGCAAAGATTCCGTCTTCTTCTTTCTGCATATACTCAAAAGCTTTTTTATAGATCGGTTTCTGCATAAGTTTTGCCCAGTCTAGGAAGCTATGCGCCCAGGAATCATAAACTCGGAATGCGTCCTGGACCATTAAATCTTTTCCTTTGATGTGTTCTCCGGTGTTAAATGACATCATGGCGCCTCCGGATGATGCCCAGCTTTCGGTCGCTTTGATCCCGAATAGGTTCAAAGCGACGCGAGCGAGCTGAGAGTTACCGTTCCGGCTTTCGTGTGCTGCCTGAGACATGGCGACCCAGGCATTGATTTTCATATCTTCTGCAATTTTTAAAGCGATTGGTTTAACGATTTCTATGAATTCTTTTTCGGATAGCATTTTTAATTCGTTGACAAGATTAAAATTGTACAGTGGGATTTCTTTTTTAGGTTCTGGGGATGTCTTTGGAGAGAATCTGTTAAGAATAGATAAAAATAAATTTTTAATAACCATTTTATTTACTCCTTTTTAACATCTTTGTACTAATCGCTCGAACTGTTTTGTGACCCATTATTTTAATATTCTTCTTCTTCATCACTAAATCTATTTGTTTCTTTTGGTACTCCTAATTTATCGCATATTGCTGTCAATTGTCTTTGCATTTTTGGCAGGTGTTTTACCTTCTTTTCAACTCTTGCAATCCTTAAATTCTGTTTACACTCTCTGGCAAAAACATAGTATCCAAATCCAGTTATTACTAAAAGAATTATCGTAAAAATATATTTCTTTTTTCCGTTTCCTTTAGCCCAAATATCGTTTAATAATTCTATTATAAATATCATCTTAGTTTAACGTTTAGGATATTTCGCTTTAACTGCCGTACATGAACTAATCCACGCCTCACATTCTTTTCCGACGTCTGTACCATTTTTTCGCATATAGTCAAACGTCTTCATAATTACATCTAACTGATCACCGTCATTGGGATATTCTTTTTTTCTTAGTTCTCGATATGTCGGGGTATCTATAATCGCAATCTCTTCTGCTGTCTTTTTATAAACAGTCTTAGTAATTGGGTTAAACTTTAGATATTTGTAATTTTCTTTTGCTACAGTTGTTGAATTTTGCACATATTCAAATGACTGACCTTTCGATGTTAACTCATCTATGTTTTCCTGACTCATGGTATTTTGAATAATTTTACCTGTTAAATCATAGGTCGTTGTATCGTAAGTGACGGTATAGGAATACCCGTAAGAAACTGTGAATATAAAAAATAAACTTAATAATGTTTTTTTCATGTTATTGTACCTCGTACCCTAAAAGCTGAATATAAAGAAAATCTGTATCTGAGTTCGTTTCTTGAAATTGAAGTATTAAAGAATCTATTGGAGATAAGTCAACATTTTGTGAAACATAATCTCCCGTCGTTCCAACTGCATAGATTAGTATTTTTGACGAATCGTCAGCACCGCCCTCAGCAATTGCGATTTGGTTTTTGAATTTCAAATGAATACCGCCTATGTCTCCACCATTAGAACCAACTGTTACATGAAAATAAGCTCTAGATGTATTTGGAGGAAGTATTCCGTTTAAATCTATATCTGAATATGTGGACAATGGGTCTCCTGAGAATAATTGCAAGTGAGTATTTAGAGTATATTTTTTACCACCATTTGAATTTATTTTAGTAATATTTGAAGTCCCATCGTTGTAAATTTGTCCTACTTTTATCCAGTAATATCCATCAGTCGTTGGTACATCATTTGCGTATGCTGAAGCCAATACTGAAAATGTGCCACTTTTATATCCTAGCCATAAATTGTAAAGTGTACTCGCTTGTTCAGCAGACTCAGCACCTCCGATTCCAGTTATATTCAAAGCACATACCGTTGTGAAATTTAACGCACTGCTTCCTAGTCGTAGTTTTGCTGAAATATATATTTTGTCATTATCTGTTGCCACACTCGAAATTACAACATAAGTTAAAAATGGGTGAGTTGATGAAACGTAAGTTGTACCACTGCCACCGCCTGAAAATGTAGCAGATGTGAAGTAAGTTCCATCTGCAAAAGTTATTTTATCAGTAACAATTCCTCCAACTGTTATTGTTGATTTACCACCAACAAATCCATTAGTGCTTGTTATCGTTCCAATTACTGTTAAAGAAGAAATATTTGCTGAAGTAATTTCAAATGAAGATTTAAATAAGTTAAAGGTAGTCGTTGAAATAAACCCAGTATGACCAGATTGTGGATATGCAAGTTCTGTTAAATTTGGATGAGAAGTGATTCCAGCTGATACCAATGCTCCGCTTTTAGCATCATAAGCTTCAACAGAATACGGAACAGTTTGTCCTTTTTGAATAATGATTCTTCCAATTGGAACGTAAAACCCTGTTAAAAATGTAGGTCTGTTTGATGGAATTAAACTTGCAATTGCTTGTGCTAGAGTATAATCTCCAGTTCCTAATTGAAAGTCCACTTCACAATCTAAAATGTTTTTCCACACCCATATAATTGCATATCTATTAGACGTTAATGTGGTAGTTCCAGCCGTTCCTTGATAAATGTCTGTCGGATAAGTTGTAGTTGAATATGAACCCCAAGAACCGTTGTTATAACTAACTAATTCCATCTTGCAGGTTGCTGGACTTGTGGAGAAAAAAGAATCAGAGGTGTATCTTTTTAACCCAAACCATGCGTGACCTTCAGAAACAACAACAGAAGAATTTGAGGTAGACGTTAAAACTAACCCATCTTCTTTCTCTATTCCTCTCAATCGAATAAGACGATCATTGTTTTTTGGAATATTCCCTAATCCAACTATCCCATAATTCATTATATACTCAACAGTATTATTTTTAGCATAAATTCTAAATACTGGAATTATGTCTGACTGGGTAATTAAATTTCTATCTGCAGCAATTTCATATTGGGGACTGCCACTATTCCAATTAATCACAACATAATTTAATGAATTTTGAGTTAGCGATAAAGTTCTAGTAGCCACATGGATTAGTTTACAACCACCAAGATAATCTGCGTTATTTTGAATGATAGCCGTAGTTATTCCAACAGTAATCGTTCCGTCCGCATTGTCAATATAAATAGGTTGCCCAAGTATGCCATTAGAATATTGAAGATGATTATTAATCAATACACCATTGCCAACAGTATTTTCATCCATTGTATCTACATAAAGTGTAGAACCAACTGTTAATTTATCAGATAAAGTTCCAGAAGAAACTTTAAAAGATTGTCCAGATAGAAAGGTTCCATCACTTCTAATATAAGAAGTAGCGTTTCCCTCAGTAAGTGATTTTGTAGATAAATCTAAATTATCAATCCTACTTTTTAAAGTTGTAGTTGCCAGGATGATGTTTGTGGCGCTGACGGTTGAAGCGATTATTCCTTGTGTTGATCCGATTACAGTCTCATAAGTTTTATCGCTTGTGGATTTGTAGAAGTGAAAATTTCCAACAAGTCCCATATTTGCTTTATTGGTTGCTGTTGAATAGGATGGGGAATCATAGAAAATTCCTGCTTGTACAATTGTTGAGATTGAGGCGGTTATAAATAATGCCAAGATTAATTTTTTCATTTTATCCTCCGATAACGTTCCATTTTGAGCCCGAATAAACATATTGAGCGGCTTCTGTTGAAGGGGTCCAAATATCCCCAGCAAGCATTCCGGTTGTTGGTTCTGTTGCGTCTGTAAATCTTTTAACCCAGTTTCTTGTAGTCGTGGTACCGAGCGCTGTTTCAATGGCAATTATAGCATCTTTCAAAGCGTTGTGATATTCGGCCATAACTACCATTTTAACCAGGGAACCATCCCTGTGGATCGCTCCTGTTGTGCCTCCATATGCTCTTGTAACTCCGGTCAGTTTATTGGTTGATTTTGTGGTGTAGCTTAGGAGTTCTGATCCGATCATTATGTATCCTCCAGTAGATGGGAAGTCTGTTCCGTCTACAAGGTCAATCGCTGAGGCCTGGCTGTTGTTTCCTCCTGTGGTGTCCATAGTACCATCGAGGTATGATTTTACTTGATTGGCAAGTAAAAACAGAGAATTATTATCGTCTAAAGTCGTAGGAAAATTACTCATGATTGTCTCCTTTGTTCACTTCCGGCATTTCAAATCCCCATGCCTTCAATGTTTCTAAGTCCTTGATAGGTTTCTTCCAGCCGTCTAATCGCGCCTGTTTTTGAGGCACATTTAGACGTTTAAATCGTGAATGAGCGTCGTTCTTGGCTTCTTCGATGGTGAGTCCGTATCCTGTGATTTCTCCGATTACTCCATCAATTCCGGCGCTTTCAAATCCATCATCTTTTTTCCTGACGTCTAAAGGTACAAAAGAGTCGTCATAATTTGAGATTTTTAATCCTTCGGTATGTTTAAAGAGATCATTTCTTAATTTATCGTTTTGAATTGCTAAAGGGTAGGGCGGGATTGATACTCGCATTGAGTATCCGAATCCTGGTTTAATGGACCATTCTTTGATTTCTCCTGTTGCGATTCCATAAAGGTGTTCTGAAAGATCCATTTTCTTTAAGTCTAAAAGACGGATCATGGCGTAAATGGCAGAGTAACCTGGGCGCGCTGTCCATTCTATACCGTATGGTTTGTGGTCTTTGCTTGAGACAATGCAGTTGATGTCGATGGGTCCGGTGTACTGAACCAAGTCCATAAAGGTGTAAAGTTTTTTGAGGGTTGTTTGGACGATCTTTGGTTCTTTCTTTTCGTAAAACCAAACAAGCGAGGTTTGGCAGCCTGTGTTGGGTCCCAGGTCTCCTACCAGAAACTTTTTTGTTTCCATTGTTCCGTTTGCTGGATAGATCGGTTTCCCTTTTGAAAACCACATCTCGGTTGAGATTTCTATTCCTTCGATTTTTTCCTGTAGGATGAACGATCCTTTTGTTTCGAGGTTTTTAAGGTGTTCGATGGTGTCTTCGTTATCTGTTGGGACGTAAGTTGTAAACGGATTTTTATTTCCGTTGGGTTTAATGACGTAGGTTTTCTTTCGTTCTTTGACGAACTTGATTGCGTCTTTTGCGGATGAGTATTCTATGGTTTCCGGTGTGAGGATGTTTCCGGTCCTCATGACTTTTTCACCGTATGCTCGGTCTAGTTCCATTTTGTCTTGGACGTGGTCGCCTTTAAGCATTGATCCTGAGCCTATGACTTTGTACCCTAGTTTTTTCATCCGTACGGCGATGTCTCCATATCCGACCATGTCAAAAAGGACGACGTCTGGGTTCTTTGCGAGTCCTGCCTGGACCGAGTTCACTTGCGGGATAATTCCTTCCAGGGTTGGCTTTGCTTGCTCTTCTGGGATATAAAGCGTGACGTCATTTCCTTCCTGTTGGATTCTATATGCAAGTCCGGCGGCGTCTCCATGTGGTGAGAAAATAAGGAACTTCATCGTCTTAATGCCTCCATTGGGTTTCGTGCTTTAATTTTCATTCTTAATATGTCCTGATATGGTCCTTGTATTTCCCGCTGCAAAGATTCTACTATTTTTTCACGTTCATCAACAGGGATTCTTTGCAATCTTTCTGGTCCGATTCTTTCAAGATATTTTTTTGTAGTGGGTCCGGTATTCATTAAGAGTTCCCGATATTCTTGTGGAGACAGTTTCTGTCCGGCTAAAATTTTTGAAGGGAATCTGATTGGCGTTTCCTTTAGAGCGCTCTCGATTGATGAGTCATTCGCTTTTCCGATAAATCTTTCTTTTCTTACAGGCTCTCCGAATGCGTTTAATTTTGGAGGCATTGTTTGAGAAACTCCTGGAATTTTTGATTTCATAAATTCGAGCGTTGTGTTTGCTTCGCGGTAGTAATTATCCGACATATCTTGAAAAAATTTGACGGCTCCTGGGATAATGCTTCCGGCAGTTCGTTTCATGTAGCTGGTTCCGTATCTTTCTGGATCGGATGTCATTTGAATGAGGCTGGTCATTCCAGATAGATAGGTTTTGTTCGTGAGCGTGTTTGCGAGTCCTCCTACTGCGTCCAGTACCTTGTCTGCTGGGATTGGTTGTTCTGACTTTTCATAATCCTGGATTAAGTTTGCAATGATTGAAAATGAAGAGCCGAGCGGTTCCATGCGTTCTACTGGTATCCACATCCCTCCCAATTTAAAGGAGTTTGGTTTTTTTCCTTGTCTGTAGAATGCGTCTCTTTCTGCGGCGTCTCTTGGTACGTCTCCGGTGATGTTTCCTTTTTTGTGTTGAATTGCGATCCATCCGGCAAGGGTTGATCCGAGTCCTAACAGTCCGAGATCGTTGGCGAGGGTTTCCTGGGTGTAGGATTTCTTCCCGCCTTTGTAGAGAATCTTTGCTAAAACGAAAGGGGTTCTTTCAAGTCCGGCTTTGATAAGGTTTGCCGGAGTTCTTAAGAACGGGATCACATAACGGAAACCAGGGATTTTGTTTCGCGCGTACATCATGGTGTCTGCGATAACTCCTGGGTCGTTTTGGAATGTACGATAAAGTTGTTCGTCATGGACGGCTTGCGTGAGGGCTTCTCCGGTCTTTCCTTTAAACTTTTGGGATGCAAGTTCCATTTTCCCTATGACAGTTTTGGCGATGTCGTCTTCAACTTTTAACATATCGGTTGGAAATCCGATCACTTTGCCTGCATTGCCTTCGATGGGTCTTGCGTAGGTGTCGAGTTTATGGCCTGGCATGACGTCTGGTTTTTCTTTCCCGAATGCGCCTTTGACCATTGCTGGGATTTCTCCGTAGAATTGGGTTCTTTTTCCGGTGATTTTGGAGAGTGGAATATCAAAGGTTGCTGCCGCGAACTTCTCAGGTATCTTTGAAAGCGCAAAAAGCATATTTCCTGATACGTTCGCCAGGTGCGTTAAAGGGTTTGAAAGTAGAGAATTCATCCATATGTAGTATGCCTTGTTCCACATGGTGGGGTTGAATTCCTTTGATACGACCGTTTTCTGTAGGTTTTCGATGGATTCTATCAATCCTTTGTCATTTTTGAATACGGGGTCTTTCTTGATCGCTTTTAAGCGCTCCTGAATGAGGTTAGCCATCTCATTTTGGGCTTCTGCAGGCAGTTTCTGCTGTTGGAGTCCTCTTCCGAAAGTTGAGGAGATTTTGCGCTGTTTCTCCATTCCTGTCTTTATGATCGTGTCCAGGGTTGTTTTAAGGTCTCCCAGATCGAGTTTTAAGGCCTTACGGATCAGTTCTGTGTTTCCCTGTCGTAGTCTGAGCGCTTCTGCTGGGAGGTCTATTTCCGGCATTTTCGCTATGTGGTCAATTGTAGGGGTTCCTTTAAGTTCTGCGGCGCGGGCCATCAGTTCTTCGTTTGAGATTCGTTTTGTCTTATCGAAGTCGGGTCCCATTACAATGTCCTGGACGTTTAGTCTAACGTCTTCTGGGAACTTGGAGATGTTTATTCCGGTCGGTTCCTCGGTGCTTTTTGCCAAGTCCTTGTCTCGGTTGTCGTAAACGATCCGGAGGTTGGTTCCCATCTGTTTTACGGTGTCTTGAAGATCTGTGTTCTTGGAGACGCTCTCTCTAAATTCGGCGTAACTCTTGGCTTCCCTGGCGAGTTTAATGATGAGGCGCGCGGCTTCTACTGGAAGAAGGCTGGCTCCGGCTTCACTTGGCCATGCTTTAGGTGCGAGTTTTTCTTCTGTTAATAATCTAAATTCATTTGGAGCAAGAAGTTCTAAATCTTCTTTTTTAACTTTTTCAGATATGATTTTCCCTTTTCCTTTGAGATATGTTTTAAGGTGTTCTTCTGCGTATTTTTTACTTTGAGTTACGAAATCTCCTGGACGTATCGAATCGTTTGGTGTAGCTCTATAAATGGTTATTTCATTTCCTTCTGGTATAGGTTCATAAAATTTTGTTTCTTTACCGGAATAAAAATCGATCATATCTTTATCCAAATCTTCAAATTTAATACGTGATGGAGATTCTTTTATCAATTTTATTTGTTTAGATGATAGTGTTGGTTTCCATATTTTTTTTTGTGTTTCTTGAAGTTTCGCTTTGATATTCTCAGGAGTAAGTTTATCAATAGGGAGAGCGAGCGTTGATCCTGTTGTTTTTTCGTTAAATAGGGCGAATGGTGTTTTTCCTTTTTCTACTTCTTGAACTCCAATGTATGTGGCTCCGTTTTGTTCAATCATGGTTTTCGTTTTAGGAGTGTGGTCGAATTTGTCGGGATTTGAATAAATGTTGTCGATGTTCATTTTGTAAAACCGGACGGTGTCTAAGATGTCCTGGTTTTCAGCGACGGATTTTCTAAACTCAGCAAGGTTTTTGCTGTTCCTTGCCATCTTGACTAAATCGATCATTGCTCCGGCTGGATTTAGTACAGCGCCTGCGTTGGATGGCCATTCTGTTTTAGCATTCTCTCCAAAATTGAATGAGATATCTTCTTTTGGAGCGGTTTTTGCTTTTCTGTTAGCTTCTGAAAAAGCTTCATAATCTGATTTGATTCTTTTCTGATTTCTGAATTGTTCAGTAACGTCTGAGAGGAATTGTGTTTGTCGTTCTGTGAGTGGTTCTCCTCGTATTGCTTTCTCCAATGCTGGCATGAATTCGTTTCTTCCTATTCCAATTCGTTTGTAATATTCTGGGAGATTAGAGATAGTTCCTAATTTTCCACCATGTTTGTATGCGTCTGCAGATCCCACTTCCTGTTGCATTGTTTTTAACTCTTCAAATGTCGGGATAAATGTCTCGGCTTTTTGTTGAGTTGGCATTTCTGCTTTAATTTTGTTTTCCCGCATATCCTGCTCAAATCTTCGGAATGTTTTTCCGGTTAGAGCTTCGATCTGGCTGACTACGTCGTTCTGTGGCCGGAAGTAGTTCACTCCTGATGGGGTCTCTGGAACTGGCTGTTTTAGGGCTTCCATTGGCGATTGGTATGGCAATTCTATCGATTTTGGCAGTCCTATCTGATTAGGGGCTGGAAGTTGTCTTTCAGGTGGAATTATCCCCTCTTTTAGGGTTTCTCCGGTGTAATAGCGGGCTTCTTCTGGGTTGATCATGCGTCGATTTGGGATTAATGGCGCTCTTGCTCCTGAGGCGTGAGTTCCGGCTAATCCAACAAACGGTGCTGTAACGAGAGCGCTTGTTAGTTCTTTGGTGCGATCATATCCTGGTTCTGAGTTATAAACTCTATCAAACATGGTTTCTTTAACGCCAGGGACATATTTTGACGGTAAGTATTCCCTGCCCATAAGATAGGTGAACATTCCGCTTAAGGCGCGCTGATAAAGGGGACCAACGCCTTGAGAAGCGGCTGCGATTGCTACGTTTTCTGGTGCTAATAATCCCGAAAGAGAGTTCGTGATTCCTTCTCCGATCGCCATTGATTTAGGGTAAGCGCTTTTAATGTACCCGATATCTTCTCCGGCTCCGATAGCTTTTGATCCGGTTCTAAGTGCCATTTTTGCAAGCCCCGTGATGTCAGGTGGAGTACGGGCAAAATTAAAAAGGTCTTTCGGAACATTTCCTGTTGAAGGGATTCCGAGTTTTGAGAGAAGGTTTGGCTTTTCCTCAAATCCTGTTTCCTCAAGAGGGGGCATTCCTTCGGTTCCTGGTTGGTTGACAGTCTTGGGGTATCCTTGAAAGGATGATTTTAAAGAGAGCGCGGCTTTCTTCGCCCGATCGAAGAGAGAGGGTTCTTGTGTTTTTCCATCAAGAAAATCATCAGCGGATTTTCTTTCTAAAAAATCATCAGCAGAAACTTCTTTCTTTTTACTCGAGAATAAATTCCCGAAAAAAGAAGTAGATTTTTCTTCTGTGTTATTTAAAAAATCATCGGCTGATTTCATGACCATATTATTTGAATCCGAATCCCTGCAATAATTGTTTAGCTTCTTCTTTGCTTAATGTTCCCGATTGATATGCTTGTTTGACTTCATCCGCTGATTGATATGATTTTTCTGTTTGTGGAGTTTCTATGGGTGGAGGTCTTTTTCCTCTTTTAGAATAATAATCAAATACCATCATCGCTTTTTCTCCTTCTTTATCTGCGAGTTCATCTATTTGATTTGGTTTAATTCCTTGTATTATCATTTCCATTGAAGTCATTTTCTTTTTATAGCTATCTCTGGCGTCTAAACCATATTTTGTTCGAGGGTCTTTAGGTGATCCACTTCCACCTTCAGTCGGTCTTTTTTTATAATAATCTGCGATCGCTTCGTTTTTGTTTGCAGCAGATCCAGCGAGCATTTGTTTGATAAGAAGTTGAGTGGGGTCGTTTTCCATTCCTGAGAGAGCTCTCATGCTGTTGATTCCTGAGGAAACGTCTCCGAGGTCTCTTCGTCTTACGTTTGCCATTGGTCCCATTTTTTCGAATACGGGATTCGGGGTTGTTTGAGCGTATTGCTGTGGAGTTTGGAACTGTTGACCTTTCTGCATAGCCAGTGCTTGAAGTGGGCTGGTCATGGTCCGTAAGTTCGGAGTTTCCGATTGATTGGAGGCTCTAAAGTTAGGATTAAGGTTTGTTTGAGTTGGTTTAACTCCCATCATTTCTGCGAATGTTTGGTTACCTTGTTGTCTTTGTTTCATCGCTTGAATAGCAGGAATGAGGGCTTGGAGCATATTTCCAAATCCTTCGTAGTCGTTTATTCCTGCGTTTTTGTACGGGTATAAACCTTGCGGTTGCGGCATAAATTGTGGCATATTATCCTCCTAATTACATCATCATTAACATCGCGAGCGGTGTCATAATGCTTGAAGCGTCTTGGAATGCGCTTCTTCCTGGCGTATATTGGTCATAACTCATTGGGTATCCGCTTAAAAGGGACATGAGTTGGTTGTACTCTTGATTTATTCCGGCTTCTTTTCCCTGTTCTACTCGGTTGTAATCTGCGTATTCTCCTGCGAGGTTTTTATCGTTGATTCCTCTTTCGAGTCCGGCATATCCCATTAAGTCTTGGCTTTGCTGGAATGGGAGCTGTGAATAAGACATAGCGGAATTTAATGCGGAGAGTTGGTTTCCTCTTTCGTTCGTGTAGTTCTGACTATAGAGGTCGTTGAGTCCTGATGTGAGGGTTTCTCCGAATCTTTTTGTCGCGTCTCCTCGGAGTTTGTTTCCAGATGTCGAATAAAGATTTCCTGATTTGTTTAGAAAAGTGTTTCCGCTATCCAGTTCGGAGTGATAGGCTTCTTTTGCTTTTCGGGTGATCTCGTCAGCTGTTGAGGAGAGGTACTTATTTGATTCGGGGTTCATATAATCCCCTCTTAAAGTGGCGAGAATGTTGGACGATCCGGTCTGGTACAGAGGGTTGTTATCTGCCGTTTGGGTGTACATTTTACTCCGAGTTGATTTCTCAGCTTCGCTTAACGGTGTTGAATACCCGCCTTTATACGAAGTCGGTGTATAAACATTTTTTCCGGCTAAACTTTCGAGTCGGTTGGAAATATTTGTTACATTTCCAGCTCCGTTTGGTGTTATTTGTCTTGATTGTTCGCCCATAGTTCCACCTCAAATTCGACGTTTTTGATTTTAAAATCGAAACGTCTGAGTAATCTTTCGTATGCGCCAGAGTGCCTTCGTGTGATAAAGTTTACAGAGTCGCATTTGTTTTCTTTTGCCCATTTAAGAATGGTCGAAAGTCCTTCTATTGAAAATTTTTGATCTTTTGAATATGCGTATGAAATGAAGCATTGTTTTTTTCCGTCTAAAGTTTGAATGATTTCCGATATTGAAAAACCGATCATCTTTTCTTCTTCCTGAGCGATCCACAATACCGCTTTTCCTGCTCTCAAGGCTTTGATGATGTCTGTCATGTGAACGTCGAGTCTTTTGTCTAAGGTCTCAGAACGATTTAAAAATTCCATCAATTGAGCCACAAATTGACCTTTTAACGCTCCTAACTCTTCGAATTTGTTTATTTGTGTAATCATTAGAACATTGCCGTCCAGGCTGATCCGTTGTAAAAATATGGGCCTTCTCCACTGCCTGGGTCCCAATCAGTGCCGTCTGCGTATGCGATCATTCCTTTTTTGATGATATCAGCATTTGGTTCTGCATGCTGTACTTCAAGTTGGAGGAGTCCGAAATCTCCATCTATAAGCCTATTAATTCTCCATGCTACTTCAAATACCCATTGGGAGAGGGCTATTGCCATCTGGGAGACTAGTGTTGCTGGGTCTCCTTTTCCGCTCACTTGAGGGAATCTGGTTTCTCGTGCCATCTTTGGTATCTGACTCATTTTGTTCCTTTTAGAATGTAATGGACTATGATTCCAGTCCCTTCAAAGTCTGTATTGTCATCATGCGTGATTTCAAATGTGAAGAAGCGTCCGGAGACGTCAATGTCAACGAAAGGGTTTTCCGTTGTTGATAGGTCATATTCGAAGGTTTCGCTCCATGTCGGGTCGTCATCCATGTTCTCTGAAGAACCGATCCTGATTTTAAGGACAGAATTGGCGACTTTAGAGGCCAAAACTTGCAGTCTTTGAATTCTTTTGAATTTGTCAGGAGTTTTAAAATCATAAATTTTCGTAGTTGCTTGCAGTTCCTGGGCTACTCCGGCGAGTGATACTCCTTCAAATTTATAAACGTACCCTGAGTTTGTTCCGAATAAATTGATGGGGGCGTTGTCTAAGAATTGTCTATCATCCCAGATTCCTGGTTCTCCTGGGACGTCAAGGGTTCCGGTCGCTGTTGCCCAGGTAAGGTTTGCAGTTCTCCGGTAATATCCAAAACAAGAGGCAGATAGTTCTCTATAAGACCAGGTTTTTTCGATGTAGTTATAAACGATTGCTTTGTCCATGATTCCGTTGCTTGAAGCGCTAGAAACAAATGCGATAATGGCTTCGTTGTCTTCCTCTGCTATAAATATGTTGGTCTTTCCGATCTCGGAAGGGTCGACGTTGTCAAAGAAGAATTTACGGACCGGATCGCCTACAGGGTCTACGGTTTCTCCGTTGAAGAAGTAAATCTCATCATTTCCTACGAACATGTGTTCATCACCTAAAGAGGCCACGGCTTGTGGTCCTACGGGTCCTAAACCTCCTATTTTCTCCCTAAAATTGAAGATTGTCGGTGGTCCTTCGTAGGTCATAAGCCATATTGATCTTTCTTTGTAGATGACCATCGTGTCTCCAAGTCGTTCTCCGGTTAATATCCAGTCAACGTCTCCTATGTCTGTGGCTCCTGCTTGTCCTGATCCATCCGAATCATTTTTCCAGTTCTCTGGGAGTCCGAGTCTTGACCATCTTACGCGGGAAGGTTTTCTGGTTCCGTTCTCAATTACGTTAAAAAGTACGAAGAAATTCTTGAAATATCGTATTGCGGCTGCGCTGTCTACTGCAATCGTTGGGGTTCCGTCTAAATATTCGACGTCATCAAGTCCTCCTAATACGGCCTCGGTTCCTGTCCCATCGTATTTTCTTACTGTATCGATGTCGTTTGCGGAGACTATGAGGTCAAATCCAACGTCCACGCTGAACAGTTCGTCTAAAGTTCCAGTGAATGCTGTGGCTATAATGCTATCAAATGTGCTGGTTCCGGTGTTCCATACGAACATTCCGGCTGTAGTGTAAATGACGAGGTAATCAGTCCCGTCACTCTTGAATAGTTGATCGATGTGCATGACCCTTGCTCCGAGGTCTTGGTTGTCAAATAAAGTCCATCCTACGGCTTTTTTGAGGGTTCTGTTGAGGAGTCTTGCGTTCTTGAGTTCCTGGTATGCTCCATCCGGCAATAGATAGGCTGGCTTGTCTTTTATCAAGCCTGGGGGGACGCCTAGTTCTAAAGGGTAGAGCTGGATTTTACTTTGGACCATCTAATTGCTCCTGTTCTGGTTTACAATTTGGTAGAGCTGTAAATCTCTTGATATCTTTTGAAATGTTGTTGACCATCTGGGCGAATGCGTTCAAGAACGACCCGACTTCCTGGGTACTTTTAGCGGCTTCGTTCCGGTGTGATTCGGCTGCGGCCGCAAAAGATCTGATCTGGCGAGCCACTTCAACGAACAGGAGAGGCATGTGAGCGAATGCGCATTTCCAATCGTCTATAATTCTTCCGGATACATCATTGGGGTCTACTCCTTTGACGTTTGTCCAATGGGCGCATTGTTCTCTGATACAGGGTTTGTTTATGAAAGCGCAGATGATCTTCTTTTTTCCGAACATGAGTCCTCCTAATTTAAATAAGCGGTTTTCGATTTAGTTTTGTGTTTCCTGACTATGTAGTCGAAAACAACGTCTTTATAGAACTGTAGCTCTTTTAAAACTGGCAGACATTCTTTTTGAGAAGAGTCTCCAAATAAGAAATTATCTTTTATTTTAATGGCTATGAAGTTTAGCTTTGGCATAGGTTCTCTTGAATCTTTTTTATTTCTTTTTCAGTCTTGATTTCTGCTTCGTTGTCCTGGCACACGATCAGTTTAATGTGTCGTCCGTCATAAACTCTAAAATCAAACTTCTTTTTCTCGATTACGATTTCTCCTATGTCTTTGATCATGCAGACGACCATGTGTCCTTCGATCCGGTCTATGAATCCTTTTAAAGTGGTCATTTTATCTACCGATAGCAAACTATAACATTTGCGTATTTTGGGGCGTATCCTACTTCTGTTGTGACTGTGTGTGTATGGTCTAAATCTCCCGAACTATTTGTATTATAAATTCCTGGGAGAAGTCCTGTTCTATTAAAACTTATTGCGACTTCTTCTGTGATATTCGCGACTATTGTGTGAATATGTGAAAGGTCTATATCAGGATTTTCAGTAACTGCTGTGTGATCGTGAGTTGGTGGATTCGATATGGAGTCCGTTCCACCTGTTCCTTCTCCGGCTCCGGACGTTATTCGGATCATACTGTCGTTCCATGTAGTATCCTGTGTCCATCCGGTTGGTGCTGATGAATTGTAGAAAACTAATTTTAAAGCCGTAGGAATGATGTTTTTTGGGGGAGTTATATTGTCCCAAGAGGCGCCGTTGTCTCTTTGAATGGTTTCTGTGGTTGAGTTGTAGTAAAGTCTTCCGGCGTAGGCGGCAGTGGGTCTTGATCCGGTAACTCCATACTTAAATTTATGAATAAACGAAGGAGCGGCCGCTACGACTGGGAATACTCCATCAGTATTAAGGGCTGTTTCTGTATCAGCGCGCCACTCTCTAATGAATGCTGATCCTTGAGTCCACGTTTCTGTTCCTACTGGTTTTGTTTTGTCCCAGGTCATTCTACCAGGTATCCTTTTCGCAAATTATTCCGTCTACATAGTATGGTGCGAATCCTTGTTCTGCTGTTATATCATGGTTATGATTTAATGAGACTGTGTTATTGCTTATTGAACTTACATTTGCCATTATCAATTCTCCTCCACCGACACGTGTGACAGTTTGAGTTTGTATTGATAATGCATGAGAATGGGTTAATTCTGTCTTTTCAGTTGTGTGAGTGTGTGTAGGAGGGCTTGAAATTGAATGAGAACCTCCTGATCCGATAGTGGATGTGTTTGTGATTCTGATTGTTTTGTCATCTACTCCGGTTGTGATCTGCGTCCATCCAGTGGGAGCAGCCGCTGCAATAAATAGAAGTTTTGTTCCTGCCGGAAGAACGTCTTTAAACTCGGTGATTTTAACGTAGGAGCTTCCGTTGTCTCTTTCTATGGTTCCGTTGGTGCTGTTGACGTACCATCTTCCTGTAAAATCTGCGCTTGAGGCTGGTCGATCTCCTGTAATACCGTAGTTTATCTTTGTGATGTAGATCGGGTTTGCTGTATCTGGTCCAGGGAAGTGTCCTCCGGCTTGAAGAGCGGCTTCCATCGCGGATTTCCCTTCTCTGATTCTTTCAGAGACTCGGTTTTTGTTTTCTTGACCTTTAGGTTCTGCAAATGTCCAACGTGCCATTATACCCTCACAGCTAAAATAAAATCTAAATAATAGGGTTTAAATTCTTCTGTTGCTACTATGACATGCGTGTGTTCTGTTGAACTGCTTGTTTCTGTCGCTGTAATCCATCCTGAATTTGCCACTACAGTAGTTTCTACTTGACCAGAATACCATGCAGTTCCTTTTGTTGTAATAGTATTTAAATGTATGTGGTCAATATTCTCAGATCCGCTCACTCCGTCATGGTCGTGTGTTGGAGGTGTTTTTATCGAATCTGTTCCTCCGAGGCTTCCTCCGACTGTAGATACTACCCGTAGTGTTATGTCCTCAAATGAAGCGTCTGTCAGTTGGCTCCATCCTGTTGGTGCTGTAGCTTGGTAAAATGGAATCACAGACCCTGATGGGAATATGTCTTTGGGTGGAGTGATGTCAATCCAGGCTCCTCCGTTGTCCATCTGAATGGTTCCTGTTGTGGTATTGACGTAAAATCTCCCTGGATACGATGCTGAGGCTGCTGGTCGGTTGACTGTGGTGTCGCAGAGTATTTTGTCGTAGCATACTGGGTTGTTGAGAGGATCGGGTCCAGGGAATATCTTCTCATCGTCCATTGCGTTTTGGAATTCCTCTTTTGTTTCTCGGATTCTGTCGTCTCCGAGTTTTAAGGATTCAGACGCGAGGGGTTCTAACTTATTCCATGTCATCTGCTGGCTCTCCCTCTTGTGTTCTGGCTGGGTGTCAAAGTGAAGTTTGACCCGAGAAGTTTTCGGGTGTTCTTCTTGATCAGTTCTTTCAGAGCGTCTTTATGGTGTCCTAGGTAGTAGTCAGCTTTGTCGAATTCCTCAAGGTATCGGAACCCGTAATAAAGCGCTTTTGTTAAGACGACGTTTAAATCTTCGTTGATGAGGTCTGATTCCTGTGTTTCGGGGTCAGTATTGGTTAAATCTTCCTCAAACGAGTGAATTCGAGCCCTTAGTTTGTATGTCTGGTCCGGCAAAGGAAACACGTTGTATGATTTCTTTCCAATTACGATCAGTTCTGGTTCTCCGGTGTCTTCCGGTGTAAATGTAAGGATCGCTTCTCTTTGTCCTTCGGTTCTTATATCTTTCCATTCGGTTTCATCCGAGCTTAAAAAATAGAAAAATGCTTCGTCGTCCAGCAGTTCTGGGATGGAGTAGGATCGCTTTCCTTGGGTTATATCCCGTTCGATTGTCTTGTACGAGAGCCACAGATTTGTAGATCGGTAGATATCTTTTATGGCAGTGTTTGTCCATTTTGGAGCCAGGGCGATGATAGTGGTGTTGCTTCGTCCGAGGTCTTTTAAAAGGTGGTCATCTCTAAAATCTTTGAAGTTCATATTTTCTCCTGTGTGTAAAGCTGGGACCAGTTTTAACCGATCCCAGCTTCAACATTTAGGCTTTCCTTAAGAATTTTCCGTTCTGAGCGAAAATGTTATCGTCCTGAATGTAGGTGTTACCATTCACAACGTCAACAACTGTACTCATTGGTTTGTGTCGATTAAGGAAAGGAACCTGCTCCTTGGCTTTAGTGGCTTTAGGGGCCTCTTTTTCCTTTGGAGCTTCTTGCTTTACTTCTTCTTTTTTAGCCATAAGTCACTTCCTTATTCTTCGGTTTCAGTGACGTTGTCCCCATTACCTGCAGGGGCGTATCGCCATAGAACGAACGGTTTTGCGACACCTGCTGAACCAACGCCATCAACTCCGCATGCGATCGTAAACGTACCGCCAGGTTTAACCCGAAGGCTTTGTCCTGCTGGAGAGAATTCCGATGGTGTGATGATAACGTCTCCGACAGCGGCTCCGTTCGGGATAGTTACGGTAAGGCATTCTGTGTCTTCCGTAGTCCGGTCTGTATCTTTGATGTAAAGATCAAACCTGATATCTGTCGTAGTAACGAACGCTGTGGTAACGACTGCTCCGATCGCGTGAATCTCAATCGGAAGGCCTCCGCATTCTGTTTCTACGATATCTCCGGTACCGTTATTGTAGTTGATTCCAGTGTTGTGAAGGGTTTGCTGAATTGGATGATCAAAAGTAGACATTTTCTCCTCCTTATAAAGACTGGATTTTGATTGCTCTTGCGTGGCCTTTGGTCGTTGAGGACCAAACGAGCGCCATTCCGAGCAGAGCATACCATTGAATGCTCTTAAAACGACCGCCGTCCGTAGGTGGATCAGCGCGAAGTTCTTCGGCGACTGCTACCGCTTCGACTACAGCGTCTGCGCCGAACACGATTCCAACTCCACGATAACTTCCGCTTCCGAGGTAGTTCTTGTTTGCTCCTGAACCTCTGAAGTAGTTGTTCTCTTCGATCCAGCGGATACCGTTGGTTTTGCCAATTTCTCCGGTGAAACGAGACGCGGGGTCTCCGTAATTCTTGGCTTCTTGCCAGTCGGGGTCCTTCTGCATGGCGGCGATTGTGTAACTGTTTCCGATTCCGATGAAGTTTTCGCCATCATACGTTGGGGCACAGCATTCCTGGCTCAAATAAGCCTTGATTTCGATCATGTCGTCCCATGCAATATGCCGAGACGCTGTTGCGGTTGCTGTTCCTGTGGTTGAGAAGGTGTGAGTTTTAGCTGACACGCTTCCGGTTGGGGTCATAACGAGTGGGGTGTCCATGAAGGCAGCTGCCGCTACTCTATCCAAACCGCGAGCCATATTGTTTCTTATAGCGACGGAGAATTTGTCCGAAGGAGAGTACTGACTCAATGATTCCAGTTTTCCGGTGTACGGAATCTTGCGGCCGTATTCGTGAACTGTAACCGAAGTCTGAGTGATCTGCGCTCTCGTTTCCGGTGTCTTCTCTGTCTCTTTTATAGGAGTTTCGCCCGTATCATCATCGGTATCATTTACGATATCGAGTAGAAGGGTTTCTCCCTGTTTTGCTCCGAAACCTGGTTCCGGTTTAACAAACTGTCGGAACTTCTGCATGGTTTGAGCTGCGAATCTTACTTGTGACGAAAGTTTGGGGTTTGCAAAATAACCGCCGTATTCGTTTTTTTCCCATACTTGTCCAGCCATTGGTGGCCTCCTTTAAAATTTGACCAGAGCTACTTCTTTGCTGGTTCTGGAGGTTGAAGCTTTGAATCAAGTCTTTTTCGGCGAGAATCTATCTCATCCTGGACCTGTTCGGCTTCTGTTTTAGGGGTTTCCGGCTCTACTTTCTTATCCGGTGCCTTTCCTCCGCTTCCAACATGAGGAGCTGTTGGTGCGTTCTTCTTTCCTAGATTTTCTTCTATGTACCTGTCACATCTTTCGGATACTTGTCGGAATCCTTCGTCCTGGGTTATTCTAGGATTTTCCATCAGAACTTCGTTCGTGTAGAACGATACAAGCGGCTGGTGGTTTGAAAGGTGGGGATATTTAGTAAAGAATGCTGCGCGGATCGCTTTTGCGGCTCTCTCTGCTTCTTCTCTTCCCCTAGTTCTTGCCTCAGTTTCGTTTGTTACCTTACCTGCTACCCAGTCTGCATAACCGTCAGGGTCTGTCACAGGGTCCGGCGCTTCTGATCTTTTTGGTGAACGAGCCGGTGGCTGTCCTCCGAATTCCTGAATAATTCCACGTTGACGAGCGTTCTCTTCTGAGATAACCGTCATTTGTGACTGCATTTCTTGGTTTCTTTGTTTCATTTCTTCAACTTGAGCGTTGGCTTGGTCAATTTTCCCAAGTGCCTCTTCAAGTTTAGCTTGCATTTCTTCTGGTGTCATTTTTGTTCTCCTTGTCAGCTTGTCCAGTATTCTGGGTGCTGTTTTTTACTAAGTGTTACGGCTGTTCTTCTACAATCAGAACTTTTCCGGTAGCGGTTTGGGTTGCTCCAACTACTCCGTAGCTTCCTACTGCCACTGCGTACCAAGGTCCGGTGTAAGTAATCCATCCAGCGTTCTTTTCATGGTATGTATTTCCTTTTACTCCAGGATACATTTCACTGTTGTACAATTCATTAGCTACTGGGGTCATAGTAGCCCCACCTAGATAATAATTTTTATTAACGTATGCGATTGTCGAGTATTCACCAAGCACGAAAACTCCTGCATGACCTACAGCGGGATATGAATTGCTTGAGTAACTTGTCAACTCAAACGGTCTTTGGTTAATAGTTGAGGTACTCCATATTAACGCTGTTGAAGAGGTAGAAATATAAATCCTTACGGCAGGAAACGTACTGACGTTTTTGATATATAAATCCGTCCTTTCAGAGTTGCTGAGTGTGATCGTTGTAGGATATAACGGATCAGATCCTATTAACTTGAATTGTGCAGTTCTCCCTTTATCTGTTTGTCCTGGTGCAATCCAATTTTCAAAGAATCCCCTGGCGAACAGATGTTGCGGAACGTACATAATAGCAAGCATGAGACCGATTGCCCACAAGATATGTTTTAAGTCTTTATTCATGTCTATCACCTCCTGCCGATTACGGCTGTTTTTTGTTCCAGCTGGCGAACCAGTCTGAAATTGTTTTTGACTGATATTCTGCTGTTAAAATGTCTTTTTCCCATTGAATCACCTCGCTTAAGTGTCCGCATGCTGCTCTGATTACGTCAGAGGAAACCTTCGGGTCTCCTTCGCAGTTAGCAATTTCCTTGCAGATTTTCTGTTTCCTCATTGCGATGTATTTTGTGACTACATCTTTCATTGAGGCGATGCTTTGAAGCCGTTTGATCTCTTCTTCGACTTCCCATATCTGGTCAATGGTGGGAGTCTTTTTGACGTCCCACTTCATGAATCTGTTTAGAATTTGCTGTAAATCCATTATTTTGCCGCCTGTGGCGCTTTTGGTCTGGTTGCGTTCCAGTTTTTTCCTTGAGAAAGCGGTGGAACTGCTGGTCCGGTGTTCCTTGGATCGGGTCCTGGGTCTTTTACGGTTTCGTATCCTTTTTGATCTGCGGGGATAGTAAGCGCCTGGTTCTCGAATCCTCTTTGATCAAGACGTGGATTTCCGAGTCTTTTTCGTTCTTCTTTGTCCATAGCTGTTGGTTGTTTTGTTACCTTCTTCATATGAGAGCCTCCATTCCTGATTGTTCTACATTGCCCATGATTGGGCGGTTAATAGCTTGTTCGATAGGGTTTCCCATGCCTTGTTTTTGTCGGTATTCGATCAGTTGTCCCGCGAGAGGGCTTGGTCTGTTCTGTATCTGGGCTTCAAGCATGAGGGCTTCTGGGTCTTCTGGGACCTTTACGTACCGCTTAGAATCGAGTCCGGTAACGTCTATGACGTCTTTTAAAACTTCAACGCCGTTGATAAATTGAGCAAGTTCTGGGAATTCTTTCACTAAATCCTTGACGTACTGCATTTGCTTAAGGGTTTCGTATTTCTTTATGATTCCGGTGATTGCTTGGCTCTTGTACTTATAATTCCCTCCGAGGAGATGGATTCTTTCCTCATCTGACTGTGCCTGGGCTAGGATCATCGCGTCCGTTCCTAAAAGGTCGATGATCTCTGGGCTTTGAAAGTCGTTAAAATATTGAATAATAAGCTCGGTTGTCATTTGGAGTGCCGGTTCGATCGCTTCTTCTTCGATTATCTGAGCTAGGTTGTTGGTGAAGATGTCTGCCTGGTTTGATTTCTGGTCCACTTCTGTGGCTGTAACGCCTCTTTTTCCGGCTGGGTTCATTTGTGGGATTGAGAACTCTGACGTTCCGGCTCCGTTATTCAGTTCTGAAACGAGTGATTGATATACCACCGTCTGTTGAGGAGAGATTTGACCCATCTGAGCTGTTTGAATTACGGGTCTTCCGTTTGTTTCTTCTGCCTTGATGACTTTCCCTGGCCATATTCCCCCCATTAAGTCTGTTGGGTCTGTACATTTATCAACGTCGATTTGGAAAACTCTCAAGGAATCGAACAGATTGGCGTCAAGGGTTAGGTTCATGGTCTCTGTTATCATTATGGCAAGCCCTGTAACTGCGTAAACGAATGCCTCATGCCATGTTGAGAAAGGAACTTTTGCTGGGAATGCGGAGATAATTGGTGATTTACCATGCCTGAATGGGTTTTTCATTGGCTTTCTGATGAGGTATTTCTCGTTTGCGCGGCTCATTGTACCCATTCTAAAGAGTATTTTCCCATCCGAGTTGTTTATGTCTCCCCAGTATTCTTCTACTAAGACGGTTTTTCTCCATGCTGGTCTTTGTACGTTTGTCTGTCCGGCGCGTTTTAATCGTTCGTAGTTGTCTTCCTGGGATTGAAAGTCTGAGGAAATGCTGTTGACGACCTCTAAATCATACCCGTTATTTGGGTCTTCTGCTAAAGTTTTTAAGTCCTCTAAATCCATCTCAAATCTGTGAATGTGGCCCTTGTTTCTTCCGGTGGGGTCCCGATAAATGTCATATTCTGAGATGGCCTCATAAGCTATGATGTTTTTGTATCCCCCCATTGTGGTGCTTGTTGGTCCTCCCTGTGTGCTTTCTGTGGTGTCAACAGCTACGCTTTTGGGGTAGATCTTCAAATTAACGCCTGGGGTCAATAGTCCCCCCATGATCGCTTCAATCAATTTCTCTACAAATTTGCCCTTTTCTAACGCGCACATGACGAGTTTGTTCATCATCGGTGCTTTTTGTTTTGATAGAACTCCGTATCCATCGATCCGGCCTATGTCCTTTGAAGACTTGATGGAGTTTTTAATTAAGGCTGTGGTGGCTCGTACGAGGGTTGGAATCTTCGGGATCCAGTTCTTTGATTGCCAGTCTGCCTTCTTTGAGAAGTCGTATTCGTTGTTGAAAAGTCCCCAGCAGACGTCCCATTTGTCCTTGTGTTGGGTTCTTGCGGTCTCGGAGGAGGTCTTAAACTCTCCTATAACTCTCAAAAAGTGGCTTTCTTCGGGGTTTGAGGCTACTGGGGTAGTTTCGGCTGCTCCGGTGTCACTTGGTGCAGGAGGCGGTGGAATTGGCTCGGATTTTGCCGCTTTTACGCTGTCTTGTAGAGGTTCTTCTAAGGATTGGTTCATCAAAAGGGCTTGTAATGGGTTCACGCTGGTTCCTCCTGGAAGTCTTTATCTGCTGATGGAGTGGTCCAAGCGAGCGGAACTCCGTAGTTTGTGGTGAAATCGATTGCGCACATGCCTATCATATTTTCGTCTGTTGGTTCATCTTCTCTGATCCAGCTCATTTAGGTCTCCCGAATCCGTAGGTTGCTGATCGAATTTTGATGTTCTTTGCTGATTGGCGAGCTCCACTTATTTGGTTTCCGTACAAATTGTAGACGACGTATCGGTCGGTATCAATAACATGCTCAAAGAAACCGTCTTTTATGACTTCTCCGATCTCATCTCTTGAATAACCGCCTTGTAATGCGTCAATTGTTATCCGACATGATGGGTCACAAGTGAATCTGGGCTGTCCATCGCTGTTGAGTGATGAGATTTGGCGCTGCAAAAGATCGATTGTGGCGTCAATTGATGTATTAGGTTTGGTTTTTACTTCGATATTGTGGTCTCTTTTTAAGACGTCTATGCTTGGTTTGTCTTTATCATTAACCTGGTTTCCGGCGTGGTCTCCAAAGTCTAAACATTGTGCTCCTGGGAAGAATTCGTTTGTCATGGTCACGACCGCTCGTCCGAAGTCTGTGATGAGAATCTTGTCTCCCATGTGTTCTTTGAGCTTGTGTATGCCTCCTCCGGCTTTCTTTTGGTACCAGGATACTGCGGGGTGTTTCCATCCAAAGTCCCACGATCGTATGATTTCCACGTTTTTGTCGTATGGTATGGTCAAAATGTGGGTTTCTTCTTTGAATCCCTTGAATGCTGCGTCTCCTATGACCGTATATCCCCATGTTCCATTCAAATATGCCTGTACCCATCCTGGTCGGTCATGGTAGTCTTCCTTCAATTTCTCAATATAATCCGGTGGAATGTTGTCTTTGTTCGCTTCTGTGGGCAGATTAAACATGGCTCTGCGTCCTTTATTTTTCTCTATTTCAAATCTGGTGTGTAGGCAGTGTCCTATGTTCGGTGGATTTGCTAAAAGAAGGAGAACTTGGAACGGCATGGCTTTTAAACTGAGGCGGGCTTTCAATAGGTCGATGTCTGCTTGGTCGAGTTCTTCTGCCTGGTCCACAATGATGACGCCGAAGCTTTGTCCTTTGATCTTTCCGATCCTTTTCCGGTTTGTTCCGTAGAGTCCCATGCACCAGATGTCTGATGTCTTGTCTCCCTGGGTTCTGATCGTGTAGTAGGGGTCCTTGCTTGTTGGTTCTTTGACAATGATCGCTTCTGGGATGATCTCTCTAATGACTGGGGCTATGGTGGATTGGTAGTCTACGCTGTACTTCCTGGTGATTAAAATGCGGTTTCCTGGGTATCTTACGGAGATTTCTGTGCCGATCCGGACGCCTTCGCTTGTTTTTCCGCTTCTAAAGCCTCCGATTCCAAGCACATCATCAAAGTTTCCTGAAAGAACGGCGTCTGACATGGGTTTCTGAGCCCAATTTGGGCCATGTCCACAAACAGGAAAATCCTGGCATTGTATAGAGCCAGGACAGTAAAGGTTTATAATTAGTTCTTCAGGTCTTTTTGCTTCCGCTTGAGGCAAGTTTAACTCCTCTTTGCGGAACGGTACTGATTGACACGAATGATATGGGCTTGTTGGAGTTTAGGTTCAGGGTGTTGGTTTTCTCAGGATAGAGATTGAAAAATTCAGCCATGTCTTTCTCAATCTCTTTACACAGTGCCCAGTTCTTATCTGCGTAAGCCCTGTTATAAAGGTCCGTCTTCATTCTTATGTGCTTCTCTCGGAGTTTTGTTTCGTCCTTTTGGGTTTCTGATTCTATTCTCCGAGTTGCTTCTGCGATCATCCTATCCATTGATCGTTTGCTGATCATCCACTTTTGTGAAACGTATTGCCATATTTTCTGTCTACTTGCGCATGACAGTAGGAGCGTGTAGACTTCGTGGATTCTGAGTTCGTATTCGGCGCTGCTTTTAGTGCTCGTTTTCATTTCGCTGTTTAATTATATCACGTTTTGATTTTATTACAAGTGGGACTGTCATGATAGTCCTCCGTTTTTCATCCAGTTGTAGTATTTAAATTCTTGGTTTTTTCTTTGGTTTTTGTAGGGCATTATTTCGCTTTCTGTGTGGGGTCCGCGGTGTCCTTTTTTACGATTACAGACGATCTGACTGTGTGCTTCGTCATAGAATATTTCTCCGCATTCTTTATTACTTTTTTTTGCCACAGTTTTTGCAGACCTTGTGTTTTCTTGTCTTGGTTGATCCGGTGAAGATTCTTACTTCCATTTCCATAAGGTGACATCCTGGGCACATTGTTTCATAGTGAATGTATTCTATTGGTTTACTTTTTGGAAAAATAGAATAATTCATTGCTCTGGTTGCATTGATTATATTTGCACTCCATAGTTTTTTTGTCAGACTATTTCTTTGTTCTTTCGTAGGCTTCATATCTTTTTCGGATAACGTCACAATATTTGGGATCATGTTCGATCATGTAGCAGATCCGGTTGTTGATTGCTGCGCTGATGAGTGTTCCTCCGGAGCCTCCAAATAGGTCAAGGACGAGGTCTCCGCGCTTGGAGCTGTGCACTAGGGCTCGGTTCATCATCTCGATTGGCTTCTGGGTTGGGTGAACCATGGTATTTCCTGATCGGCGCTTGATGGTCCAAACGTCGGCTTCATCTTTTACGCCGTCAAAGTAATGCTTTCCTTTGTTCCATCCGTAGATTAAGGATTGGGCTTTTTTGTCCCGTTTGAATTTTCCCTTTAAAATCGTTTCGTGCTTGTATCGGAAATCGTTCCATCCCATGCTGTGGGTGTCTTTGACCCAGATGATGGGCTGTGAGAAGTGGGTTCCGGCCATCTTTAGGGCGTAGAGGAAGGTCGAAAAGCTGCTGTATCCTGAGCAGATGTAATAAACGCCTCCGGTCTTTAAATTCTCGGACATCTGTTTTGCCCAGCCTACGGAGAAATCTATAAATTGGTCTTCGGTCATGTTGTCGTTCATGATTCCGGTGGGGTTTTTTTCTCCTCTTCCGACATAGTTCACATTGTAAGGCGGGTCTGTGAAGCAAATGTCGGCTTTTTTTCCGTTCATTAATTTCTTGAGGTCTTCTTCTTTTGTGGAATCTCCGCAAAGGAGCCGGTGATGTCCTAATTCGATGAGGTCTCCTGGCTTTGTTTCCGGTTTCTTGATCTTCTGGTATTCTTCGTGTCCGGAGAAGTCGTCCTCAAATGGGATGTTTGCGAAAATCTGGTCTATGGTCTTAAGGTCGAATCCAACGTCGGCAAGGATTATGTCGTCTATGTTTGCTAAAAGGTCAACGTCCCATTCTCCAACGTTTTTGTTTAATCTGAGGCACAGCTCTTGCTCTTCTTTGATGTCTGGGATATTTACGTAGATGACGGGTCCGGTTACTATCCCTTCGTCAATGCAGACCTTCCTTCTAAAGTGGCCGCCGATGATGATGTTCTTACGGTTTGGCGCTGAATTGACGATGATTGGGGAGATGGTTCCGAATTTTCGGATTGATTGTCTAAGGTCTTGGTATTGTTTCTCGGTGCTTTTTCTGGGGTTGTATTCGGAGTCTTTTAATTCTGTATAATCTGCGCGTGGGTTAAATGTCGGGGAATATTTTGCGAATAGTTTTTCTGTTTTCATATTTTTGATTTGTGATCGAGAATGATTTTTTTGACTGATTTGTCTTCAATGAGTCTTTCTATGGCGATTCGGACGATGTAGCTTTCTCCGATCTTGAGTCCGGTGGTTCTCTCTAGAGAATTGTTAATTTCTCGGAGTTTTTTTTCTCTGGACTTGTCTATGGTGTAGGTCTTAGTTTTGAACATGGTTAAAAAATAACATTTTAATGTTTGTTTGTCAAATCCTTTCTACTTTTGATTTATACAAATCCTCGTCACACTGTCTTATTTGTTCTCCATACTCAATCTGAAAGTCTAATTTTTCCTTATGTCTTCTGAACCTCAGATCAAGCATAATCCTTTCAGATTCAAAAAAAATATTTATTATTTTGTCGATAAATTTTGAATACCATTTACTTTTCATTTTTGGAGTCCTTTAATTTAGCCATAACCGCTTTCTGTCCTCGATGCAAATTGCTGTGATTGTATTTTCTCCTATCCCTTAAACACGAGCCGACAAAATAGCCAATCCCTTCTTCTAAATTCCGTGCTGGACAAGTAATTCCAAAAGAGGCATCTTCGCCACAATCATAAGAATTTTCCCCTTTGCCTTCGTGGGGGATTCCGTCAGGACAATCAATCGAAATCCGCATCAGTTCATCTTTAAATGGAAGCCGTGGTCGTTTCCAATTTGATACAAAAAGTTTATAATTCGCATTGTAAGAACCTTCGGGCATCGGAATTAAACAATTTCCTTCTTCTGTCATAACTTCTGAATACTTTTTAAGACCAAACAAAAAATCCATTGGGTAAAAACTATGGTTCTCTTTATGCCAAGGCATATCCCGACTCCAATCGCCCATAGTGTCGCCCCAAGGCAACAACCAAATTCCCCCATCGTGAATTGACAATGCAAATTCTCTTTCTTCGTAAATAAAAAATTTCTCTTTATCACACTTTGCCCAACGCCCAACATTGAACTGATGAAACTTAACCGAAATATAAATTGAAAACAACCAACAGGCAAAATGGAAAGTTAAATTGTCACGGCAATCCCCACCATTAATTCCAAAATCAAAATGGAAACTGCTTGTCGGAATACACCACTCAAGATGTAAAAATCTTCCAATCCAACACCTTCCGTGCTTCCAATATCTTTTAATGTGTCCGTCGTCTAAATCTTGACAAGAAAAATACATCTCTCATTCCCCCTTTTCATTTTTTATTTCCCTTCTTCTTATTATTATTTGTCGTTTATCATTAACAATTACTTCCCATTCTTTAGAGTCTAAAATAACCAAATTTAAATTAATCAACTCAAAACTTACTAGTGTTTTTTCCATTACTTTTCCTCCAACTTTTTGCGTTCTGAGTTTAGGATTTCAATAAATTTACAATAAGACATTGGATCTTTAATTTCCGATTCTGTTTTCTTAATCCTCCCCAACAACTCCAGCTTTTCTTGTTTCAGGAGATTGCGGATATGGTCTAATAACTTATTTTGACATTTATCACATAAAAAACATCTTCTATCTCCACAATCTAACCGATAATCTAAAAATTCTATTAAAACGTATCTCCACTTCTCTTTATCTTCGCTCATAGTGACTCCTTTTTAATCCTCTCTATGATTTCGTTGATTTGTCTATCTCTTGTAAAAGCATTACCGTCGTAAGTTGTAATAGAAATTGTTTCAAGTATCTCATCACAAACTTTCTTTGTATTATCTTTCAACTGCTGCTTTAGAGATGAGATTTCTTTGTCTTTTTCTGAAAAAATATCATCATTAATTTGTTTTAAATTATTCTCTACTATTATCATATTTTTTATTTTACTCTCGGATTCTTTCAACTGCTGTTTTAGAGTTAAAACTTCTTCACTATATTTAACTAATGCTACTGCACTATTTTTATTTATAGCATCAAACGATTTCTCCAACTCCTCATTTCTCTGTTTTAGTTGTGTTATTTCTTGTTTCAATTCTTCATTCGCCATAGAGGTAGTCTTGTTTTTTTCTTTTTGACAAGAATCAATCCATATTTCTAATGATTTTGCAAGAGATTCAATCCTCTCATCCTTCTCTTTGATCTTAATCTCAAACCAAGTCCATAGACTATCAGTAAGATCAATCCCTAATGTATTATCTAAGTCAATTAATCTTTCTACTTCTGCTTCGTATTCAATTTTTAGATTATTCATTTTCTGTAACCTTTTCTATTTCCTTGTTTTCAGATTCAACATCTTTTGTCATTCTTATTCTTTGCACTATATCGAATGTCGACATAACTTCATTTCTAATTGCTTCCTCTCTTCTTCTCCACATACAAGAAGGATATTCGTTTTTTTCATTTAAAATAGAACTTAAAACATCTTTTACTTCTCCGCTAATTAACGAATTTGAGTATTGCAAATTTTTAAGCAGTAATCTTCCTAAAGAAATTTTCAATTCACTTTTAAAATTATCAATGGCTTTATCGACTTGTTCTTTTGCCATATTTTTAATCTTGTCTTCTAATTCTTCTATATTCATTTTAGTATCTCCTTTTGTTTTTTAAGTTCGATCATTTTATATCTCCAAATCCTTTTTAAAATATTCAATATAAATAACTCTATTAACAATCCAATTCCAAAACCATTTTGGAAGAATTTTTGGTTTTTTCTTTATTCTTAATTCGCAAAACTTTTCCACGCATTTAGACATGAATATTGATTCTTCTCGATCGCTTGATGGACATATCATTTTTGTACCTCCATAAATTGATTCATTGAAATATCAGAGTTACTTCTGTTCTGGGCATTTCTGATTTTTCATGGTATTTTTTGCTTCCGATCTCGAACCAGATTTGCGCGTCATCGCGGTATGCGATGGTGTTTAGGGCGTCCTTTATGTTTTTTAGGATATTGTCTACGTCCGGAGAACTGGTGCTGATTATGGCCTCTTCTTGGTCTTTTTCCCTCATGAGCCTTAAAGGGCGCTGAACATAGGCCCTCACTATCAATATTACGGGTCCCTGGTGCGGTTCTCCATGTATTCCGGCAGCGAAGGCGTAGTCTACGATCCGTTTCTGGTCTTTTTCGCTTGGGTTATATGAGTTTCCGAATCTTCCGGTTTTATGGCGCTTCCATGCTCTTGGTTTTCCTGGGATGATGAATTTTACTGTACGCATTGGAACTCCGTTCCGTCAGGTCGTTTAAGTTTGACTGGTTTTTCGTCTTCTCCAGTGCCTTCTGGTTGCCATGCATGGGTCCGGTGATTGGCTGAAATTGGGTCATTTTTGGTCTTTTTATCGTGGCATGCTCTGCAGATGTGGGCCAGGTTGTGGAGTTCGTGGCTTCCCATCCTGGCGCGGCTTTTGATGTGGTCGATCTCTTGAGCGTTTCCTGTGCAGCCTGGATATTGATACTCACAGTGGCCCTGGCTGCGTTCTTTTAGGGCTTTTATGGTCTTCTTTGGTAGAAGTCGTCCTTTTGCTGGTTCGTACATGGTTTCTCCTTTAAATTGTACAGGATGGAGGGAGTCTACCTCAGCTGCGCGATCATTACTCGCTCTAAGTACAGTTGGTCTGTAATCTCTGCTCCAGTTTCAGCTATCATTTCTGATCATCCTGTTTAAATTTTACCCAGCGAGCTCATTCTAATCAAAGATCGCCTCCTCCTGGGTCAAGGTTTGACGACTCGGTCGTTTCCGGTTAGTCTGTTGCTTTTTCGAGTACTATTCCTTTGTTCACTTTAAGTCTTGTTTCTTCTACGACCCGAGTAAATCGGTATTTTTCTCCATCGTATTGGACAGTACATTCTGTTAATTTGTCTTTTTTCATGATGTCCAGGATTCGATTTTTTAGGGTCTCCATGTTGCTTTGGACGGTTCCGAGTTCTTCTCTGTGTTCACAGTACTTCTCACATAATTCCGTCAGTTCGCTTTTTGGGGGCATATGTGGAAGGTCGTTTTGTTTTTTGCTCATTTTATTCTCCTTATGATAATTCCAAAAATATGCGGTATTCTAATCCGTATTTCTGGATAAGTAATTTCAATATAACATTTGTCGTCCATGTGTTCATTATAAATGTGGACATACCAAATAGTGGCGTCACAACATTTACAATCTATTGAATAGTAAAAATATGAGCTTTTGGTGCTCATACTTTCCTCCTGAATAACTTCTTTAATTTTCCGAACGTGGTCGGTTTTTTTTCTTCTTCTCTTCTTTGTTGTTCTTTTTTAGCAAACTCTTTTTTTCTCTTGATCAGTTCCTCTCGGTTTTTGATTTCCTTGTGTATTTTAAATATTGCGTAATTTTTCGGGTGTTTTTTGAGCATGGCTTTTCTGGCTTTTCTTCTTTTTAAGTGCCGGATGTGACTTTGTTGTCTTCTTCCTTTGTGTTCCATTAGTGTATGATCTCCTTTCCGGTCATCTGTCCGGAGGCAGTCAGTGCGTCTGTGGCTGCGATTTGGGCTATGTATTGCATTTCGTGTGGTGTTAAAATCAGTTCGATTCCTTTTTCGTTCTTAGATCCATCCGCGATGGCGCATAAAGCGTTTAGAAGGTTTGTTTTTTTTGCGTTGATTGCTTCCATAATAGGGGTTTGTTCTGGTGTGACGTCTGGGTATTCCTGACTTTCGATCACGAGTCCTACAATCGGAGTTTCTTTTACTCCGGCTGTTTCAATCCCTATCTTGATCGCTACACATTTAGCGTCTTTTGGAAGTCCTTTATTTATTGCGAATTCGATCACTTGGTTGCTTTTCAAGATTTCTACGAGAAGTTCTGTGGTGATATTTAAGATTTTAGTTTTCATTTGGTAGTTCCATTTGGGTTACTGCTTCCGCGAGTGTTTTTGGTTTTTGTTTTACTACCTGCAATATATTGCTCCATAGTTTCCAATCCCAGGCGTGGTTGTATTCGATTCCGTCAAACTCACAATCATAAAAAAAGAACGGCGGGATTTTAAATCCTTCAAATTCTCTTTTGTATTCTGGTTTGTGTTGTTTTATAAATTCTTTGATGATAGTCCATTCAGTCCCGACGATTTCTGGGATATCAATATTTTGATCTGCAGCTCTTTTTAATGACTGGATTTCTGTCTTCATACAGAAAAGTTTTCCGTTTCTTATCTCGTTGGCATGGACTCTTTCCAATGCCTCTTTTGTTAATAATTTTATAATGACGGTTCGGATAACTCGGTCAATAGATGAGTATTTTTCTCTTGGAGCCCACATGATGTTTTTGTCCATTCTTTTGTTGTAATCATATTTTTTCCACATATACATCATGTCTCCAATGTGGTCTATTTTTTTTGAAATGAGATATTGCTCAAGTCGTCCTGCTGGGCTATTTGGGTTCTCATAAACGTGTTTTGGGTTCTTTTTGAGTTCTGCCATTTCGATTTGTTTTGCGGTGATCTTATTGCAAGTGGGGCAGAGTTCGTTCTTCATTATGATTGCCTTCTCTTCGATTCCGCATAGTTTGCATTTGATTTTCATGATTGCTCCTTTAGTTTCTGAATAATTCTTGGTACAAATCTATTTTACTTTCATTTAGGACATGTAATCCAATTTTAGGTAATACGCAATTTCTCAATACCTGTCTTTTATTCGATAACTTAAAATTTTGTAATTCGCGAAGTGACAAAAACTCTGGTATTTGTGCTTCGCGAATAATTGCTTTTCGTTGTGTTTCTTTTGAAGTTTGTCTATTCATCGTACCTATCTGATAATCTATTTTTATGTCACTTATTTTGAAATTTGCCCAGAAATAATGTCGACCTATCTCTTGGGGAGGATATAGTGGGCTGTAATAACTTTTAACATTCTCTACAACATATTTACCTTTGAAAAAATGTTTCAAAAAAATTATCTCTTGCCATAGTTTCATGTCTGGAAATCTGTAAATTCCTTGTCCTTTTAGAAAATGATTACAAACACTATGACTTTGGCAAGGAGGGCTACTCCATATAAAATCAAACTCTTTGAAGTGGTCTAAAAGATACTGATGTGCGTCTGCCACTATGACCGTATCATTCGGAAAAAAGTCTTTATAGATTTTGGCTATGTCGGGATTCATTTCGATTGCGGTTACCTCAACATCCGTCCATAATTTCCGGTTCCCGCCTATCCCTGCATAAAGATTAAGTATTTTCATTTCGTTTCCTTTGGGTTCCATTCCATCACTCGATCAGCGAGGGTTTGAATGGTGAATGATAGTTTTGCGTCGGTAAGTTTTTTTGATTCTTTTTCGATATAGTTGCAGGCTTGTTCCCAGTCGCCTTCAAATCGGTTTAGAATGTGTTCTGCGTGGGGTTTTGCACGTTCTGCGTGTCGGATGTCCCAGTCTACGTTTGTTGGGGATAGGCCTTTTAAAATCTTGTAGGCGCATAGAAGTTTTTTGACGGGTGTGTCAGCTCGGTATCCTTTAGGTTCGTCAAGCTGTTTTAAAAATATTTGAATATTATTCATGAGTGCGCCTTGCATGGACCAGCTTATTCCTTTGGCTTTGTAGTATCTGTTAGCATTGTCTAAAATTTTTTTTGATTTATCAAGGTTTGAAGTGTATCTATAAAGTTTTTTTGCGAATGGGTAAAGGGTCCCGATGTTTTGCTGGAACCATTCATTTTTGTGTGTGTCTCCGATACCTATCATGGTCCCGTAGTATGAGATGATTTCTACGATGTTTCTGTGGTGTTCGCTTGTGTCTGTTTCCTGTGGTGTTCCTTCCGGTTTAAGTTTTCCTTGGAAGGCTTTTAAATGTTCTGCATAATGGTCGTATGGGGGTTGTAATTCAAGGACGGCAGGTTTTCCAGCTTCCTGGTATTTTCGGATCACGTTTTTTTTCATAAGTTCCCCAATTGATTTATAAACGGTCGGGGCTGTTATTTTGTATTCCATGATCGTGTCCAGGTTGTTAAAAAACCTGCCATCTGAATTGTGGCAAATGATGTAGAAAACCTTTATGGCGTTTCCGCTCATTCGCTTTAGGAGGTACATTATCCCTCCTGGCTCTCTTCTTTAGGTTTCTGAGCAAATACGAATATTTGCTCGTTTGGCATGGTGTTGAGCTGCATGCTCATTCTACCATCGTCCTTGACTCGGAGTGTTCCTATTGGTAGCCATTTGTGCCGCTTTACTCCGTTTTCTTCCCATTCTTGTTTTGTGCAGATGTTGTAGTATTTCATTTTAGTATCCCTTTTCGTTTAAGGTTTTGTGCCAGGAGCAATGTTCACAGTTAGGATGAGAGTCCGGCGCTTTGGATTCCATTAAACATTCGGTTGCTTTGATTGCGATCTCGATTGCTCTTTTTGGGTCAACGTCTAATGTTACGACTTCAGTGTTAAATCCAAAATCAATTACCGATGGTGTGCTGTTTGGGAAGTGTTCTACGATTGCTTCTTGTCTTGGGAAGTAGTAGACCAGATGTCCTTTACCGGAGAGTGGCATGCCGTTATTTTGGAATAATAGGGCGTAAGTGTCAAGCTGGGTTCCGTAGTATTGTTCGCTTGAACCGTCATGTTTTGGTGCGGCTCCTCTGGTCTTGTAATCCAACGGCTCGAATAGGTTTTTGTCGGTGACGAAAAGGTCGTCGATTGCTCCGGATAAAACTATCGATATTCCGTTGTGTTCAAAAGTGGCGGTTAGTCCGGTGCGCCAATTTCTCCACTTTTCGAGTTTTAGTGTGGCGTCGAAAAGTTTTCCTTTGAAGTCTCTGATCTCCGGTGGGAGGATTCCTTTTTCTCGGTGTTGATCGTACCATGGTTTAATGACGCGATCCATTCCTCCTGGTAGGCTTGGGAAGATTCCTCTGGGCTGTGCGATCTTCTTATTTTTGGCAAGCCAGAAACATCTCGGACATCTCTTGAAGTCTCCTAGTGCTGACGGTGATAGGTTGCTCATTTTGTCTCCTTTTGTGTTTCTCTTTTTTTGATTAAATCTTTAAGTTTTAGTATCACACATCCTGTGCATGTTGATCTTCGCTTAAGATTTTCTAAACAGTCCAGGCATACTTGGTCTATCATTTGTAGTGTGTTTCTCATTTTGTCTCCTTGAACGTATAGGTTCGGTCTTCTGATACAATAATTCCTCCAACAATCTCTTGTGCTTTTGGTCCAAGCGCTCGAACGAGTTTTCCGATCTCGGTTGTGTTTGGCATGAGGTATAACCTGTTGATTTTCATGTCATCAAAAATTGCGTAAGTCCATTTTTTGGTGCTTATGACATCTTTTGGTTTTTCCTCTTGAACGGTCGGTGGTGGTGGGGGAGGCATTTCTGGTTCCGGTTGGGGGATTGAAACCTGCGGAGTTACGATCGGTTTATCAAGAACTGCGGTGCTTTCGATCATTTTTCCCTCTTTTTCGAGTTTGATGGCTTCCTGTAACCTTTTCTCCTCTTCGGCTTTACGGAGGGCTTCCTGGGCTATCAGTTGTGCCTCCTGGCGTTGTTTTTCTTCTTCTGCCTTCTTTTTTCTGTCTATTTCAGCAAGTCTTTCCTGTTCTTCTCTAATCCTTCGGGCTTCCTCTTCTTTTCGGCGGTCTTCTTCGATCTCCCAATTCTTCATCTTTCGCTGGGCTATCTTTTCGGCCTCTTCGGGGTCTTGAAGGTATTTTTTCTTTTTTGCACACAGTCCCTTGTGGAGTTTGTTTGCGTTAGAAATAGGATCATCAAAGCAATCCTCGATTTCTTTTACTAAAGGTCTGCAGAGTCCAGTGATGAATTCCTTTGCTTTTAACCATGTTGAGTGGTCTGTAACGGTCATGCTGTCTGCCATTTTTGTCAGATCCCTGGATCGCTGTTCGAGATCGGTTGGGATTTTTACTGTCATTTGTGTTTCTTCGGTCATTTTATTACTCCTTTTTTGTAGTTATTGAGCCAGATTGCGCTACGAAAAACTGCGATATGCTGTTCTGTATTCAAAAACGGTCCATGTAGCTTCCATTTTTCTTCGTGAAGTTCCAATACAAGGCGGTCTGGGTTAGGTGGTACGTTTGGAAGCATGTAAAGGCATTCCTGGATCGCCAGGAGCTGTCCGGCGGTCTGAATCTTGGCTGCATGAAGAATGTTTGTTCCGGTCTTGATTTCAAGGATTGACCAGCGCTCTTTCATTTTCCCGATTTGGTCGGTGGTGGTTCCGTACCCAATAAGTTTTGAAAAGATCGGACGCTCTAAAATCTCCGGCTTCCATTCGGTCATCTCTTTAAATTTCAAGTATTGGTCTACGTGGTTTCGGACGACTGGGTGGAGGGTTTCGTATTCAAGGGTTCCTTCTTCTAAGTAATGGATCGCCGCATGGACCGCCTTTCCTCTTATTCGCGCCTTTTCGAGAGTTTCGGGGGGAACTCCTGAGAAGTCCGTAATACCTACCGATTGTAAGATAGACGTGTTGTTGTCTAACTTAGAGCCGTTTAGGGTGTACGTATGCGTTTCGTCCTGGTACTGGAACAGCCCATGCGGAGTTTCTATTGAGTACATTATTTTATCCTTTGTTTTATCATTTCGTCTGCTATTTCATATGATAATTGAGAGACCCATTCAACAAATGATGTTTTCATGTCATCTTTAAATGGAAAGCTGCATAATCCTTCCATCGCTTTTGCTGCGAAGTAATCACGAAGAGACATTCCGTCAAATCCCCATACTTTTTCTCCATTTTCTAATTGAACATCTGGTTTTGGAAATGCTTGTCCTCCGTCTGGTTTTTTAATCTTTTGTTCTTCCATTTTATTTCTCCTCGATCCACTTCTTCACATCATCAAACTTGCTTTTTGGAAGCTGGTATGGATATTTGATTTTGTAGGTCTCGATCACGTGTTCAATGAGCTTTGCTACAAGGATTCCTTTTTGGTCTGCCAGACTGACGAGTTCTTTGGCTTGTTCAGGATCGATGACTTCTTCCGGTAATGGTTCCGGTGTTGTAATTTCATTTGGTCCCAATGTGTTTTGAATTCCAGTTAGCTTTGGTTGTTCCGGCGCTGTTTCTTTCTTCCTTTTAGGCATCATATCGGTTTCAACGGTCTGCGCTTCGACCACTTTTCCGGTGTCCACATAATCCATCACTTCTTCTACTCTTCGGATTCCTTTTAAAACGTCTGCGTAGGCTTTGTCTTCGCAAAGGTGAGCGGCTTTGTATTGGAGCATGAGCCATGGGAATGTTGTCCAAGTTCCAACTTTCTTCCAAAGTCCGGCAGTTGTTGCGTCAGCTACTGTAAATTCCACAATAACCGCTTCATGTCCTTTTCGTTTTATTTCACATCTTGCGGCTTGTTTTTCTTTGATCTCATGGACTGGGCGCTCCTTTATGTACTCTAAGTCTGGCTGTGTCAGGATGAGTCCTCTGGTGGTCTTTCCCCAAATTGTTGGCATTCCTTTGACGACCATGATCGACTGCATTGATTGGAAAGGGTTCAGTCCTAAAGAATCCCCAAATCCAATAGCAAGAAAAACGCTCTGTGGCTTTCCTCTAAAGCATTCCGGCACCAGGTCACATTTACATAGGATGTTTGCGATCGCCATTGTCTCATCGATCGTCCTGGGCCTCTGAATCGTTGATAACTGTCCTTGAACTACTTTTGTGCTGATTTGTTTTTCTTCCATGATTCCTCCTATTTAATTTCTCTCATTGCTCTTATAAATTGTTCGCGTTTAATTTTCGTGCTTGCTTCCGGTCCAAAGAATCGGAGTGCGATTTGCTGTAACATTTTTTCTCGGTCTTTTTTTGCTTTTCTTTTTACTGTGATGATCGCTCCTAAACTAAAGAGAGCAATTAAAATGAGTACGGTTATTGTGATGATGAGTGCCATTGCGTTACCTCCAAAAAAATAGCCCACCCGATGGACGCACCCATCGGATGAGCATAAAAATGCCGCGATGTGTTTCTTCGCGGTTTGTGTTAAAGATTGTGCGTAATCTTTTAAGCATGGATAATTTATAACATTTTATTTTTTCTTTGTCAACTATTTTTAAATCTTTTTTTTACCCTCTCAAATTTTAGTTTTATAAATCTTCTTTAAAAGAGTTACCAGTATGAATTTATATTTTTTTTACTTCTATACTCAAATCTGTTTTTAGTTTTTTTGTTTCTACTTCTGTGTTTTCTTTTTCTGAAATTTTTATTTAATTTTTTTATCATGTCCCATCTTTCTTTTGTTTTTCTCCGCAGTTCATCTCT